AAACAGAAGAAGATTTTAATAATATTATTTGGCAAACAGGAACAGAGGCAAATGGAGAAACTGCAATTACAACTATAACTAATCCTCATTCAGAACTAAGCTGGGCAGCTATCAAGGCTGAGATGGATAAACTCTAATGATCTTCGGCGCAGCAGCATTTGCGACCGAAACATTTGCTCAAGGTCCTTCATCATTTGGTAACATCATTGTTACACCTACAGGTGTACGTGCAACCTTTGGAGTAGGATCAGTCACTGTAACTGGAAACAGTGTAATAGAGGACCCAACAGGAGTAAGAGCTACCTTTGGCGTTGGAAATACAACTGTCACAGGTGATTCTAACTTTATACCAGCAGGTGTAAGGGCTACTTTTGCGGTTGGAAATACAACTGTTACAGGTGATTCTAACTTTACTTTAGTAGGTGTACGCTCGACATTTAGCACAGGAAGTGTTACAATAGAATCTAAGTATGACGTTACTGGTGTAAGAGCAACATTCTCTCAAGGATCGGTAATTGTAACTGGTAACTCTAACGTTACATTAGCAGGTGTAAGATCTACTTTTGCAACAGGCGTACCAAAATTAACAATATGGAACGGTGTGGATGACTCTAACACAGACATCTGGACGGTAGTACCAACAGGATAAGGATAAGATGGCAGATTCAACTATATTAAATCTAAACTTGATGACTACAGGATCTAATTCTGGAACCTGGGGTAATATAACAAACGAAAATTTACAAAAATTAGAACAAGCATTGAAAGGTTACATTGCTGTAGCTATTGGGGGTGCTTCTACTCAAGCATTAACAGTGGCGAGTGGTGGTACAGGAAGTGGAGTACAACAACCTAACGCAGCTTTAAAATTCACAGGGTCCATGACTACGAACGTAACAGTGACATGTGAAGCAACAGCTAATTGGTACATTATTGATGATGCTACAACTAGAAATGGTTATACATTAAGTTTTGGACCTGCTAGTGGAACTGCAGTGGCACTTGTTGCTGGATCTAAACATTTAATTTACACTGATGGCTCTACAGCTTTTGATGTTTTAGCAGACGCTGGAAATATTAAAGCTAATGGTACATTACAAGCAACAGGTGATGTTGATTTTAATGGTGGTTCTTTTTCTTTTAACTCAGGGTTAGCTGATAAAGATGCTGTCTTTGCTGGTGATAGCCAAGCCAACTTATTATATACTGATGCAAGCACAGACCGTGTAGGCATAAATACTAACTCACCAACGACACAATTAGATGTTGCCGGAACTTTTAGAGCAACAGGAGCTGCTACTTTATCATCTACTTTAGGTGTTACAGGATTACTTACTGCATCTACACTAACAGCTACAGGAAATGTAGAAATAGATGGTGGAAGTTTTATTTTTAATAACACAGGTGCTGCGTTAGATGCAACATTTGAAGGAGATACTGACACAGCTTTATTAGTTACTGATGGTAGTGCTGACCTTGTTGGTATTGGAGTTGCCGCCCCTGCCGGAGGTAAACTAGAAATTAATCAAAATAATGCAGCTGGTGCAATAGCTTGTTTATCCTTGGATCAAGATGATACAGATCAAGAATTTATTTATTTTGATGGAGATTCTGCTGCGGATAGTACAAAAAGTTTATCTTCTTCAACAGCAACTGCGGGAACAAAGCAAGGAGCGATACGTATTAATGTTAATGGTACGGATCGTTGGATTAGATTTTACGATTCAGCTGTATAGGAGTTAAATGTCTCTTGTAAAAGTACCAATAGCACCAGGAATAGACCAACAAGACACCGAGTATGGTGCTGAAGGTAAATGGTTTTTTGGTAAAAATGTTCGTTTTAGATATGGTCTTCCAGAAAAGATAGGTGGTTTTATAACAGTTTCTACTGATGCTTTAATTGGTGCTGCACGTGGTATTGTTAATTGGTTTGACCTTAAAGGTGAGCAATATCTTTCCACTGGTACAAATAAAAAATTATATGTTTATCAAAATAATGATTGGTATGACATTACACCAACACGAGCTTCTGGTACGGGTAATATTACAGGATGGAGTACGGTTGATACTACACCAACGGTAACAGTAACAGACGCTTCCCATGGAGCAATAGAAGGTGACTTTGTAACTATTACAAGTGTAAGTGGAGCCGTTAATGGTATACCTGCAGCTACATTACAAAATAAACAATATGAAATTATTGAAGTTTTATCTAGTTCACAATACAAAATTACAGCGACAGCTAATGCAACAAGCAGTGGTACTTCTACAGTAACAGCTAATGCTGCATATGAAATTAATACTAACCCTGCTACATCTATCGCCGGTTATGGTTGGGGTGCAGGTACATGGGGATTATCTACATGGGGTACAACAAGAGCTGGTCTTGCAGCTCCTAACTCAGTGCAGTTAGACTCAGGTAAATGGTCCTTGGACACATGGGGTGAAGATTTATTAGCATGCCAGTTTAATGGTTCTTTATATTATTGGGATACATCCGCTAGTGCAGGTACACCTGTGGCAGCAACTATTGTTGCTAATGCGCCAACTCAAAACAGATTTGTTTTAGTATCTGGTACAGATAGACATGTTATATGTTTTGGAACACAACTTATTGGTACAACTACACAAGATGATATGTTTATTAGATGGTCAGATCAAGAAGACCATACTGCGTGGACCCCAACTTCTATTAATACTTCTGGCTCTCAACGATTAACAGATGGTAGTAAATTAATTACTGCTAAAAGATCACGTGGTGCTGTATTGGTATGGACAGATACAGCTTTGTATCAAATGCAACTAGTAGGTGCTCCTTTTACATTTGGTTTTTCTCAATTAGGTTCTGCGTGTGGTGCTATTGGATTACATTCAGCTGTAGAATCTAATGGTAACTCATACTGGATGGGGAAAGATTCTTTCTTCGTCTTTGATGGTTCTGTGAAAAAGATACCTTGTAGTGTGGAAGATTATGTATTTGAAAATATAGATCAGGCTTCTCAAAAAGATACGTTTGCTTGTTTAAATAGTGAGTTTAATGAAGTAACATGGTTTTATCCATCTAATGGATCATCCCAAATAGATCGTTATGTAACATTTAATTATCAAGAAAGCACGTGGTCGATTGGAGAATTAGCTAGATCATCATGGGTTGATAAAGGTGTATATGATTTTCCTTATGCACTAGATTATACTGCTTCTAGTTCTACAACACCAATTTCACCATTATCACCAGCAACAGAAATATCTGGAGTTACTAATGGACGAGCATTAATGTACTCACAAGAGAATGGAACTGATGCAAATGGTGCAGCATTAGAATCAGAATTAAATTCTGGAGCTTTTGTTATTCCTCAAGCGGGAGAAAACTTAATGTCAGTTAGAAGATTTATTCCTGATTTTAAAAACATTTCAGGTAATGTAAGTGTAGATTTATTATTTAAATTATATCCTACATCAAGTGTTACAACTATATCTAGTACAGTTACTCCTACAACTAATAAAGTAGATACACGTGCTCGTGGACGACAAGCACAAATTAGTATAAAGACTACAGGTATAGGTGATAATTGGCGCTATGGAACATATAGAGCTGATGTAAACCCAGACGGGATGCGATAATGGCACAGATAGTTTTACCAAGAACCCCTCAAGGTTCACAAGAATATGATAAGGTCCAAATAGATAAGCTAGTTGGTAACCTAGAACAACTAATTTTATTGCTTAACAGTACTTACACACCGGAAACGTTGCGTAATGATGATGAGGCATTTGCGTGGTTCAATGGGTAACGTATATACAAACGCTAAAAAAGATTTAGCTACAAATACCAACCCTGTTGTATTATATACAGTGCCTGATAAGGTACAAGCCGTAATTAGATCTATACGAGTTAGTGATGATTCAGGGTCTGGTAGTACTATTACAGCTACTATTACAGATATAGGTACAAATGTATTTAGTTTAGCCTATAATGTGGCTGTAGCCGCTAATACACCAGTTGAATTATTGACAGAACCCCTTGTAGGACAACAAGGAGAGATAATTACTGTAACACCAGGACATGCAGATAGGCTACATGTGGTACTTTCTGTTCTTGAAATTAGTAATAATACTTGATATAAGGAGTAAATATGCCTATAAAAGATGATAGTGTAATAGAGTATGTAGAGATCAACGGGGAACAAGTTCCTAAGGTTGTTATCCCTGCAGAAATAACTATCACTAACACGCTAACAGGTAAAGAATACGGTTCAGCTAAAGAAGCTGATGATGACGTAGCTGATCCTGCAACCGACACGAAATCAGAACACATCAGACAAGATGTAAAAGTTAGTGTTGCAATTCATAAAATTTTAGAAGGAATAACAGGAGACGTATAGATGCATCCATTAATATTAGCAGCCTTAATAGGTGGAGGAACAGGAGGACTATCAGCAAAAGCCAGAGGCACTGATGTCATGAAAGGAATTTTAACAGGGGCTGCAAGTGGCGCAGTAACAAGTGGTTTAGGAAGTATGTTAAGTGCAGG